AGGTCGGCTCCACTCAGATCGGCTCCACTCAGGTCGGCTCCAATCAGGTCGGCTCCAATCAGGTTGGCTCTCTCACCGCCTAGCTCCATATTCGTCCATTTTTTGTGCTTTTCCAAGATCTCCTTCAGATTTTTTACACTCATAACCATCCTCCTCAATCTCTACTTCCACCCGGGGCTTTTCCTTGTCGTACAGCACCCGGCTGCCGTCGTGGGAAACTACAATGCCGCTGTGATCGTCCTCCAGGATGCCCCAATGCACCAGGGTATCGTCGATAGCTTCCAACAGGTTTGTCAGATCGACCCTGCGCCTGGTCGCCATGTAAAACACCGCCTTGACGGTCACAGGCCGCTGTATCGGCTCTTTCGGCTTCGGCCTGAGAAAATACCCGGCAGAAGTCTCGAAGTTCTTATAAGCCTGTGACGGGGCCACAAACGGCTTTCCGGTTTTCCGATTCACCAGGATGCGCTGGCTATTCTTCTTGCTCACTGGCGCAATGGGAATTGTGTATTTGAGCACGATTCATCCCTCCAACATCAAAGCCTTGGCAGCATCCAGCTCAAACCTTCTCACATCCTGGGGCAGCTTGGCTCTCTCTTTCTCGTTTTCCTTCCTGGCCCGGAAGGACCGCTGGAAGTTGGACGCTACCACGCTCTGAAACGCTGCTTCGTCCATGCGCCCCCACTCTGTCAGCTGCACCGGAGAGCCTACAATCTGCCGAACCTCCGGCGGAAGTTCACTGAACGACCTTTCTGCATTCGATGTGTTCACCGCCTTGGCGACCATCTGCCACGCCTCCTGTTCGGTAAGCTGCTGCGGGTTCTGGATGCGCCAGATTTGCTCCTTCACAGCGCCAATAGCAGGAGGAAAGCCCTTTGTGTCGGTTGCGATCAGCCGTTTTACCGCCGCCAGGACGATCTTCAGCGGATCGTCGGCAAACATACCAGCCCACAGGGTTACGGCGGATTTCTTTTCCGCCGGACCCATGCCCCGGTAAAATTGGGGGTATGCTGCTGCCAGGATGTCCATCACAGCCGCCGTCTCCTTGGTGTTCATCGCCATGCACCTCCGGTTTCCATCTCTTCCGCCAGCGCTGAAAAACTCTGGCCCCCAGACTGATCCTCCACAGCTTTTCTCGGGGCCCTGTTTTGCTCTCGGGCCAGCCAGCCGTTGACAAAGCGTCCAATGCCGGACGCTGTCTTGCGGTTTTTGGGGTTGCTGTTGAGCCAGCCACGCATATTGCGTAGCTGCTGGACGACATCCACGGCAGGGTACAGCTCCTGGAACTCGTCCACCTGGCTTTGAGTGATCCCGTACTCTTCGCCGTTGTTCAGGGAAAGGGAAATCACAAACGGTTCCGCTTCGCCGTCGGCGGCTGCATCGCACGGCGCCGAACTATCTTCTGTCTTCTGTATTCTGCTTTCTGTTTCTGCTTTCTGTATTCTGTCTTCTGTATTCTGTCTTCTGTATTCTGTATTGGCATACCCTTTGGCTAACCGTTCCGAAACGGTATCGAGCAGAAGAGAATACGGTTTGTCCATGGCGTTCAAAATGTCCGCAAAGCATTGAAACAACTGGGTTTCGGGCAAATCAAGAAAAACAGAGCAGGCCTTTTTCTCGACATTGGTGTTGTCCATAGGATTTGTTTTCAAGAAATCCACAAGCAAAACCATTTCTTCGGCTTTGTCATAGGCCAAAAGCCCCGCTTTTTCCAGCTCGTGAAACCCTTTCGAAACGGTTTCGATACTCATGCAAAGGTCTGCGGAACAGTATTCGAAGGGTATGTAATACAGTCCGATCATGTTACGGTGAGGGCAAGTAAACAGATACAAATACAGTATTTTGGCGCTATCGGAAATCCGTTTTTGCTTCATCTGGCGCCATGTGATATCGTCGATTTTGGTATACATATAGCCTCCTGAGGGCAACTCAAGTGAGCCGCCCATATCATGGTTACTGCTCCTCTTTGATGCGGTCCAATGTGCGGATCATCTTCCGTTCTGCGATATCCTGGATAGTGTCCTCATGGTTGGTGAGGTAAGCGATCTGATCCAGCATATTGTAAGCATCGGCGATCTCTTCGTAGATTCCGCCTTCGCCGGAAAATGTCCTGGAGTGGATCGCTATATAGAGTTCCTCCAGTTCTTCCAGTGTTTTATGCAGCTGGGCGTCCAGTCCGTAGTGATCGGCCACGGCAGTGAGGTTGTCGTAGTGATTACTCATGGCGCTGCTCCTTATCGTCAAAAATCACTTCGCCGCTGTTCTCGTCCACGGTGTACTCGGCATCGACAGTTTCATTGGGCACCGCAAACATATCAGCGTCGATCTCGGTTTTGATGCTTTCGTCGGCACTCAGCTGCCGGGTGAAGTCGCTCTTCAAAGGAGCGTATTTCAGAGCCTTTTTCAGCACAGTCTTTTTTGCCATTTCTTCGAAATTAGTCTGCCAGGGACCGTTGTTGAACGACTTGCTGTACCGCTTTGCGTGGGCTCTTGCGTCCTCCACGCTCATTACCTCAAAACCAAAACCGCCGTCTTTGGTTTTGAAGATAGCGTAAAACCATACCGGCTCGCCCCGGTCTGCCTTTGCTGGGATATGCTTGAGGGAGGGCTCCAGGCCGAAGGAAAAATCAAAGGTGTCATTTGCGTAAACGGTATGGGCCTGGATTGTGGAAACCTGGCCGCTGCGGTACGCAAGATCAATCAGGCCCTTGTATCCCAGCTGAAACTGGCATTCCAGGATGCCATGATTTTTGAAGGGGATCAGATAAGCCTGACCCAGCGGGGTGTTGGGCTCCATGCCAAGCTGAGCCGCCGTCATCATGGCGCCCAAGAAAGACTGGGGCGTGGTTTCTGCCAGCTTGGGATTGGCGGAAAGGGCAGAAAGGACGATCCGGGTAAACCGCTCCGGCGTCAGCACCGAAGGAAGTGCCTTGGCAATCTCACCTTTCATCCGCTCGATGTACTGCTGCATGGTCTTGCGCTCCGGGGCCAGGTTGGCCGCCGCCTTCTGAATTGCTCCTACCATTGTTATTTCCTCCTGATTTCAAATTTTCTAAATTGTGATGTTTTGAAGTAGGGTTCCAAATCCATGTCCGGGTGATCTTCGGAAAACTGGCCGGCATCAAAAGTGCGTTTGCTCTGCATGGGCCATCGGATTTTTCTTTCTCCGCAAATCCCGGTTTCGGCAACGCCAAGATCGGCCATGAAAATCTGCTTGATCTCTTCCAGCCGAAGATCAATGGCGTTTTTCTGCTCTCGCAGATCATCCCACTCGGCAAGCAGCGGCTCCCGGCCAAGCAACTCAACGGTTGCTCCGACTGGATCGCTGTACTCCGCAGACAGGGCCTTTGTGGTGGGCTCTCTGCCGTCAACTGCCGGGGGAGTGTTGTTTTCCACCTTGGACCAAAAGCCTTGCTCTGCGACCATCAGGGCGTCTATTTCGGCCTGATCTCTCTCAACAGTGAAATGGTAAAACCCCTGGTTAAGCACCAGCACAGCAAGATACCAACGATCTGCACCGGTGACGGCCATGTAGTGGACGCACTGAGCATAGTATTGCTCAGGGTACTCGCCGTTTTTAAACTTCTTCAGCTGCATGATGGAAGTGGTCTTGCACTCAAGTCCGGCGTTTTCGCCGACCACATCCCGGTCGATATTGGCGTGAGCCCACGGATACTTGGCATTTTTCAAAATGGCGCTGAGACGCCGCACCTTTTTCCCTGTGGCCTCCTGCCAACGATCCGCAACATACTTCTCCAGGTCTCTTCCTTGCCGCATGGCTTCATTATCTTCCTTCGGGGCGGTCTTGCCCGTCTTTTCGCACCAGAGAGAGTAGGGAGTAACCCAGGGGCTCATGCCGACGATTGCGGCGGCGTCGCTGCCGCCGATGCTCTTGCTCCGTTCCAGCAGCCACTGACTGTGGCTCATGTTGCTGGTGGAGATTCTTTCAACAGTCTTCGATATCATCCTGGATAACCTCCAACACATCCTTTTTTCGAATGCACTGATCGCAGCCGACCACATCGCCGGTGGATGCGACCAAATACAAGTCCTCGCATACCCGGCCACACACGGGGCACTGGATCACCGGTTCGGGCCGATTGGGGCAGCCGGGGGCGCAGGGGGATTGCAAGCAGATATCACACATGATGCTCGCCCTCCTTTTTTACCGTGTCCCAGCAGATGCGATTGATTTCGCTGTCGGCCAGTATGCCGGCTGTCAGCGGGACGGCGCAGTCCTGGCCGAATTCGCACCACCAAGCGCATTTATCTTCAGCGCATGTCTTTCCGGTCATGGGGCAAATCTTACCCTTTGCGCTTTCCATATTCATCCTCCTTGTCCAATTCCTTACAAAGCAGCCGGATCGCCCCGGCCAGGACGGCCATATAGGGCAGGGACAGCCAGCTCAGCTGCTCGATCTCACGACAGGCCATCAGACCCAAAAAGAACAGGGCCGAAACCCAGGCTGTGTACTTTAAAGCCTTCATTCCTGCACGCCCCCTTCCATCCAGCGGACAAAAGCCCGGCGGGGGATTCTGGTGCGGGTGCCCTGCACGCTCACGGGGAAGCCCAGGGCATCGGGGTTTTCCCGGGCCTGGATGCGGATACTCTGCGGGTCGCAGCCGATCACTTGGGCCACGACAGCCGGAGAAATGAACTCCTTATCCATGGCCTTGATATCATTAAGCGTCATGCTTTTCCCTCCATTCCTTCAAAATTCCTTCATATTCCGGCCACCGGTTGGGCCAGATGGGCCTACGAATAGGCCATGTGCTGAACACCTATCCGCAGATGATCAGAAAGGCAATGAAGCCAAACATCAGAGCCGAAAAGGCAAACACGGCCAGGCCAGCCATGAACATCTGGATCATCTCCATCTTCTGACGGGCGGTCAGGCGATTGCTGTCGCAGCGGGAGACGCCAGCGGCGTCCATGACCTTGTCCACATCCCTTGCGCTCTGGCGGATGTCGTGGACGACCTGGTTAAATTTGCGATTATCTTTCATAAAAAATCCTCCTTGCCTTGTGGCCGGCAGGAGGATGTGGTATAATTCTCCCGCGGGCCTGTTGGATGCTTCAATAGGTTCCGCTGCCCTTGCTGGTGGTGGTGCACCGGCAGGGGCTTTTATTTTGTTTCCTTCAGCAGATTGTCGATGGTAACGCCGAAGAAGTCGGCGACCAGCTTGATGTTGTTGACACTGGGGGAGACCCTATCCCATTTGTAGATGGTTCCGAAACCAAGGCCGACTTCTTTTTCAAGAGCGGTAATATTGGTTTTTCTCTCCCGGCAAAGAGCCTTGATGTTATCGAGAATCAAAGTATCACCTCTTCTGTTAAGTAAAGCTATTTCAGCAATTCGGCCAAAGCCTGCGCAACCCCCGGGAGAACCGATACTTCTTCCTCGGGTGCGTTAGGCTTTGTAGCCCTCTCCACAAAAGAGACAAGAGCTTCTTCCAGCCTGGCCCGAACAGTTTTTTCATCCATTCCTATTCCTCCTTATTTCTTGACGGGAATCGGTATATGCTAATATCGTGTTGGAGGCACAACTGCATATGTTCCGATAAGGCCCGCATTTTATGGGGGCTTGGTTTTTCGTCGCCCCACACCCTTATTATATTTGAGTATATTCAAGTTGTCAACAGAGTGTTGGGACATTTTCAAATTTTGTTAAGGGAGGGATTTTATGCCCATTGTTTCTGTTTTGGAAAGGCTTTGCAAAGAAAACGGAACTACAATCACTGCGTTAGAAAGAAAATGCGGCTTCAGCCTTGGTTCAATAAGAAAATGGGATGCCCATGCACCAACAATTCCGAAATTGGAAGCGGTTGCGAAAGAACTTGGTACAACGGTTTCCTATATAATTGGTGAAAAAAATCCCGCCTCCGGAAATGGAGACGGGATCAGCGAGCATGATGTCAGGCTTCTTGAGTGGTTCCACTCTCTGCCCGAAGAAAAGCGGCGAGCAATCCTAGAGATTGCAGGCGGGCCAAAAGAATAGGCCGCAGCTCGTCAGATTCGACGATTGATAAAAAAATCTTGTCTTCTTCCACATTCCTCACCTCTTTTTCCTTTATATTACACCTTGCAAAATGTCGAATAAAATCGAAATATGTGGGAAAAGGAAAATCTTTCTTGCATTTCAAATTATAGAACATTTGTTCTGTTTGTTCAATGCGCAATAGTCTACAAAAATAATATTTGATTTTTTAGGTTCAAAATTTTCGGTAGTCCGTACAATGGGACTGTTGCAAAAGGATGGTGAAATTAGGTGAGATTCTTTGAATTTTTCAAAAAGAATATTGGAAACAAAGCAAGATGCGAAAAGCAAATAGAAAATCCTATACAAGAAAAAGAATCTGCTGTGATATCTATCACGAAGGACGATATGATCCCGTTCAACATGCTTCCGTTTCATTTTAATGGGCCATATACAGATGTAAGAAATGAAAAAGGGAAGCCATGTATGTACATGGATTTGGATAAAATGAATCAGGCTGTGGCTACAAAAGAGCTAGAAAATATCAATTTGTATATTAGGGAAAGCGCTCACTATTATGATTCAATACCTGATGATCTGGAAATACCGATAAAATCTATTATGTATAAAAAGTATTCGGAAAGCTACGGCTATAGCAAGCTAAAGTGCACTCCAAAAACAAAGACGGGAAAGCAGTCAAAAATTCCGCTTGAATTTGTGTTTATGACAAAACTTTTTCCACCGGATTATAAAGAAACAAAAGATGGATTTGAGCAAGTGCACCACGATACAACGACGGGTGAGTTATACTACGGTCATGATGGTTCGGTTTTAAAAGGGAAAGTAAATTTTTGGAGACAAGGAAAAGGATATTTTTATGAGCTAAATACAGTTGGAAGAACGCTTTTAATTACAAAAATTAACGCAACTTCCAGCGGAATTGTGTATGAATTTAAATAAGGAGAGGTTAAAAATGGTGTGTCCAAAGTGCGGGAGCGAAAACATTAAAATCGAAATGATGCAGACTTCGGCCAAAACATCAAAAGCCGGGAATGGTGTCTTGGGCCATGTGAACAATGCGGCTAGGGGAATGACCGCACTGTGTACCTTTGGAATGTCCAATTTGGTTTGGAAAAAGGCAGAAGGCAGCGAAAAGACAAAATACAAAAACGAAAAAGTTTGCGTCTGCCAGAACTGCGGAAACTCTTGGCCGATCAAGTAAAATCAACCCGCCGGGACATCCTGGCGGGTTTTTCAAAAGGAGGATGCGGGATGAAGTGCCGAAAGTGCCATGCAGAAATCCCGGACGAAAGCAAATACTGTCTCCGCTGCGGGGCCAAGCAGGAGATCAAGCGCAGCACCAGGACCCGGGGAAACGGCCAGGGAAGCGCCATCAAACGGGGAAGCACATGGACGGCCATCTGGACGGAATCAATGTATGTTGACGAAGAGGGAGGGTTTCACCAGAAGCGCCGGTGGAAAGGCGGATTCAAAACCAAGCGGGATGCCCTGGCTTACGCTGCCGGCCCGAAGGTGGAAGAAAAGCAGTATCCCTCTTTGAAAAGCTACTGGAAGAGCTGGGAGGATTCAGACTATCAGGACCTTTCGAAGTCCAAGCAAACGGCCTTCCGCATTGCCTGGGCAAAGATGGAGGCCATTGCAGACAAAGACATGATGAGCCTGACCATTCAAAACCTACAAAACCTTGTGGATGAAAAAGCCCCCACATATTACCCGGCCAAGGACATGAAGACCCTTCTATCCCATTTATACAAGCGTGCTGTGGCCGAAGGAAACGCCCGAACTAACCTGGCGGAGTTTATCCGGCTGCCGCCGCTGGAAGAAAAGGAAATGCAGCCGTTTGCAGAAGTGGAGCTTAAAAAGCTGTGGGATGCTTACGGCGCCGGGGATGAGTTTGTGGGGTACATCCTCCTGATGGTGTACTCAGGCATGATGCCCGGTGAGCTGCTTCAGATGCGGGGCAATATGGTGGATTGGGAAAAGGGGGAAATCGTTGGGTGCGGCCTGAAAACGAAAAAGCGCAAAGTCACCCCCATTGTTTTCCCGGACATGATCGCACCGGTGATCCGGGACACGATCGACCGGAGGGGAAACGAAGAAGAGTTGATCGTGCCAATCAGACGGGATAAATTCTATGACGAATACCACGCCGCTTTGCAGCGGGCCGGAGTGCGTGATTTGCCGCCATACTCCTGCCGCCATACAACGGCAACGGCGCTGGCCCTGGACAACATAGCGCCCAGCGTGATCCAGGAAGTCATGCGCCACACCAAGTTCTCGACCACACAACGGTACATCCACCCGGACAGCTCGTCCGCCAGGGATGCGGTCAACAGCCTAAAAAAGGCTTGAAAAAATACGAAAGAAATTTAGTTATAGTTAGCATTACAGTTAGCAAATGCGCCGGAAGCGTTGATTTTACAGGGCCTGTCCACCCCTGATAGATGTGGTAAACATTAGTACCTATCAGCGCAGCAAGCAGCACGCCCACCAGAATTTTAAGAAAAAAAGCGTGCCGTTTGAGGTCGGCATACATTTCAGACGCCAAAGGTTCGGTATTTTTCGGCTGTTCGTTTTTTCCACACATAAAATCACATCCTTTGGGCATCATTTTACCATGATGTCTGGCGTTGCGCAATCGATGATCTTGACATGGTTGTCGATGCGTTTCATCAACCGTTTGACGCTGCCGTTTCCGTCCCGCTTCTCATAAGCATCATACATGGTGGTGAGGTTGTCCATTTCGTCCACAGTGGCCCGTCCAGAGTTGAGCACATTCATTCCGGCTTCCCAGATCAGGCCGTGTAAAATGGCAACGATGGCATCGTCGATTTCGTCTTTCCACTGCTTTTCCTTTTTTTCCTTGGCTTTCATGGATTTCACCCAGGCAGCAATCAGTCCGACGAAAAAGACGATTTGCACCCACCAAATGCGGAGAAACTCCGCCGTTTCCCGCATGGAATCACTCCTTCGGCTTGGTGTAGTTCATGGCCTGAGCGCTGTCACTCATGCCGGATGTGGTGGGGTCGTTTACAACGCCCAGGATCACAAGCACAGCAAATACAGCATTGACCACGGCCAGCAGCTTGTTCCCCAGGTCTCCCATATCAAGGTTGATGCCAAACACCGCCGCCACCACCTGAACCAGCAGCAGGACGGCAGGGATCAGCGAAAGCCAGAAGGTTTTGTTTTTCAGTCTCACAGTCCAGTTAATCATTGTTTCCTCCTTAGTCCAGCATCCCGGCCCGGTCCATAAACACGATGGGCTGAAGATTGCAGCCGAGCACGGTGACAGAATTGTCCCCGTTCGCGCTGACGATGCCTTTTTTCACAGCTTTCTGCACGGATGCCCGCGCCCACTCCGGCATATCGTCATACCAGTGGTATGTTTTCCGTGCCCATTCCGGATAATCCAACATGGTATCCACTCCTTCCAGTTCTTTTTTAAAGTCCTCCCACAGCTGGGGGTTTTCCACCATGGGGCGGGGGCAGTTTTTCCCGGTCACATCGTAGTGCCGCAGCACCCGGTCAATGGGAATGTCATACGCCGCCATCAGCTGCCGCACGACCGACAGGGCCGTGTCGATGGTCCCGGGGCGTATGTTTCCCGATTTGTCCAGAAGGCACATTTCCACGCCGATGCTGTTCCCATTGCGGCAAAAGGGGTGCTTGTAGGTCTTGGCCCCGCAGTGATAGGCGGTGTCCATCTCCCGAACACTTTGCCAGACCTCTTTTTCGTCCACAAAGTAGTGGGCGGAAGTCTTGGTAGTGGCTCGGGCAAAATAGTCGGCGTTGTTTTTTGCGGTATCGCCTTTGTTGGCGGTGTAATGCACCACGATATACCGGATGGGGGCAGTGCGCCCCGCCCGGTAATTGCCGCTGCCGGCCTGCTTGAAGCCGGTGATTTTTACAGCGTCCACGGCTCACCTCTCTGAATCGCTTCGGTGGCCTGCCGGTTGAACTCTGCCATCTGGGCGCCGATCTCTGCAGCGGAGTAGTTCTCGACCTCTCCGACCCAGGTCATCCAGTTCTGCACACCCTGGGTGCTGCCCTGCACAGGCCGACCGGCCAGCACATCCTTTGCCATGGAGTACGCCATATTTGCGCCGACGGAAATGTCGGGCGCATCATTGGCCTTGGTGATCTGGAGGATGATGTCCTTGTGCTCCAGGAAAATGTTTCTTTTGCTCATGTTCGCAACCTTCTTTCTTTTATTTCAAGCCGTTGGGCTTGTTTACATATAAATTTCGCCGGTGATTTCCCGGTATTCGTCGGGTGTCAGCTTGTCCGCCGCCACCAAAGCACGCAGCCGGTCAATGCTCCACAGAACAGGATAATATTTCTGCGCCATTTCAAAAGCCGTCACAGCAGTTTCACCCCCAGCATGATAGACAAATAGTCAATATCGGCACGAAGTTGGGCGTCCTTCTGCTCCCTGGCCTGTTTCTCCACAGTTTCAGCAGTCGGCTTGTACTTCCTCACGCCGTTCTCCTCCACCTCAACATAACCCGGTTTTGGCGGGAGAGTAGGATTTGTGATTGCCATATTATTTCCCCCTTATATAAGCATAAGCATTTTTGATACTTATTACTGGTGTACAAGGTCTAATCAACGAATCAGCCCAAACAATTTGGTTGCTCGAAATGCCAATAAGGTTGCTTCCGGTTTGAGTAATAATAGAGTTTAAAAGGCGGGGGTTTGTGGTGGCATTTCCGAATGTTTCAAAAGTTTCACTATCAATTATAAGACTTTGGTCTATTGCTGGACTACCCAGCATGAGCAAGTTCCCCAAAGCGTATACCATTTTGGTGTTGATAGACCCTTTGTAGGCAACTGTATCTGTATCTATGTTAGCTTGTTTTATGTCAAGACACCGATACAGTTTTGTGCTATCAATTGAAAAATAGAAAGTATACCCAGACGATTTCACTATATTATACCCAGAAAATTTGATTGAGCTTTGTTGGAAAGTAGGAGTATCAGCTCCGGGATTTCCGCAAATATATGAGCTGCTTGTTGCGCTTCGATTGTACGCAATAACCGCTCCATCTATTGCAACCAGTACATCAAGTGCACCATATGGATTAGAGCTTGTAACCTTATCTTGGTGCAATGATGTAAAAATGTCTATGGTCGTTTCTCCATAGGTGGTGGTTAAAACAAACAGCTTTCCACCTGCCACCACAGATGATGTGTAGCTTCTTGAGAGTTGAGTTACGCCACTAACATCCTCCCATGGACCATCAAGACTACCAGAAACAAATATAGCGCCCCCGCCATTGACCAGAAAATACTCTCCATTAAAAAACCCAACATCTCTTAAATTGAGAACATTGTCATGTGGAACACTTGCCCAAGGGCCAGAGGGGTTTTTGGCATAGTACAGGGAGTTATTTTTCAGCTTTGCGAAGATGTATCCATTTACATATTTAACAAAATCAACTGTGTCAGAAAATGTGTACTTGTTGTTCCACACATTCGCCTTTTTTGGAGCAACTTTTGGCAAATCCGGATACTTGTTTTCGTCAAAAAATTCACCATTGCACAAAAGCCAGCTGTCTCCAAGGTCGGTTCTGGTGGAAACCTTGATATCACCAACCGCAAACACCGACTGGAACAGGTCGTCAACCGTTCCTTCTGGGCCACGGTTGTAAACGGCCATGGTTTCGTCCTGCCCAAGATTTTCTTTGTTCAGTAAAGTAGGCTGCTGCTGCCATCCAGCAGCATTAAACAGAATGTCAAGAAGCTGGTTTCCAGCTTCCGCAGCCTGTTTAAACTCTTCGTATGTTGCCGGGAGCGTGGCTTTCATTTTTCGGCTTGTTCCGTCGCCTTTGATTATTCCATCCTTCACAGGTTGTCACCTCCGCAAATTGCTTCTCCACATGGAATGAACGCAAGCTCCATCCGGTGGATTGCGTCCTCCACAGCGAGAAGGGCTTTTTCAATTTCATTTGCGCCGGAATAGGTCAGCTTGGTCATGCTGTCCGGCACGGCATGGGACACTTTCAGCACATCCCGGACAGTCCGCACATTGGCGAGATACTCGGCGAATTGCTCCACGCTGGGGATGCTCTTTTCTATCCAGTCGGGCATGGTGAACAGAGTAGGCACGGCGTATCCGTAGCCGGTCAGGGTGTCCCGAAGGAACGCCACGGCATCCTGTACCCGGTTCATGTCAATGTCCGTGTATGTGCCCTTTGTCGTGGCATTTGCGGCATCTGCCGCCGTTCTGTCTGTTATCAAATCAAGCATATTACCACTCCACTATAATGCACCCATCTTTGCCGGGTGTGCCGTCCGTGCCGGGGGTCGGGTTCGTTGCCGTGACAAAGTGCCAGATGCCATTCTCGCCTTTCTCCTGGTACTGGTAGCCGTCAGAGCCTTGCTTGCCGCCATCGCCGCCGCAGCCGTAGCCGGTTTTGTTTTTGCCCCCCGGGGAAGCGTATACAGCGCCGGTCTGAATGTCCATCATGCCGTTGGCGTACACCGTGCCGCTTGCGCTGGTCAGCTGCCCAAAGGTGGTAGGCTTTCCGGCTTCGCCCATACCGCCGTTATTTCCGATACTGCCGCCTTTGCCAGCTGCGCCGCCGGCGCCGCAGGAATAGGCAAAGCCCTGCCCCGGGTTGATGTTGATTTCGGCGATAAGCACCTTACCGCCATCGCCGGGATTGCCGCCGGTGGTTTCTTCCACATCCCAGCCGGTGTCGTCGGTCATCACGCCGCCGCCGCCACCCTGACCGCCTGTGCCGCCAGAAATGAGGGTGACTTTGATTTTGGCAACGCCGTCCGGGGCGTTCCATGTGCCGCCGCCGGTGAGCAGAACACGACCAACGGTAATTGCATCGTTGGGAGACTGCACCGCCTCAGAGGACACATTCCGCATTACGCCTTGGTCGAGTTTGAGGTTTTGTTTAAACAGCCGGGCGGAAACCTGTGTTCCAAACTGGGTGTCAATGCTCATAATGTCCCCGGTTTCACTGGACGGATTTCCCCGGCTTTCTGCGGCGAACTTCTTGCCGCCGTATTCCAGCAGACAAGAAAGAACGGCTTTCCGGGCGTCCTCTTCGGTGTGGACGAAAGGATTGGAAACACTCAAAGACTGGTTGCTTTCGGTATTGGTGCCGGGGAATGTGACCTCCCCTTTGTCCAGGGTGAAGGTAATGTCGGAAACCGCTTCGTTTTCCGCCATCGTCATATGGGACGGCATGGCGTCAACGGTGATTTCGTTTCCTTCGATGCGTTCAACTTTTCCCACTCGCAGCTTTCCGGTAGCCATGTCCTGCCGGGGCCATGTGTTGGTAGCCATACAAGCATAGCGCAGCAGATCGCCGCAGGTGGAGCCGGTGACGGCTTCTTTCGTGGCTTTGAGGGGAAGGGATGCCACATCCTCTTCCACGATGTAGCTTTGCCGGAAGTTCACGCCGATGGATGCCATGATCGCTTCCACCCAGCCGGTAAGTGTAGTGGGCAGGGAAGAAGGCACGACAAAGCGTCTGCTTGTGAGCATCCCGATGATGTCCACAAGGTTCCATTTTACCGTGAGGTCAGCCAGAGACCAGCCGCCCGACTGCTGGTGATATGTCCCGGCTGGGAGCCACTCAATAGAGCCATCTTCCAATCTCATGCCCATTTCAAATGACACAGCCTGCCGCTCTTCAATGGATTTGAAAATGGAATTGGGGGCGTATGGGTCAAAGCGTTTGTCCTCGTTGTAAATCTCTACATCGCAGGAGGAATAGGGAAGGGAAAGTCCGGAGAAGGTGGATTCCGTGAGAATGTCGATGCTGCGGATCACATCGCCGTCCCATGTCTCCAGCAGACCAGGAAGCATACGGATGATTCTGGCGCGGCGATTGCCAATGCTCCACTTTTTCACCGTCAGGCGGATTTTTGTTGGATAGTTGGCGGTAAAGCCATCGAACACTACCCGGGATGCTGTGTTTCCGGTGAAGTCTTTGCCGGCAAGAACCATATCGCCGGACAGCACTTCCACGGTAAAGTCCTCTGGCACGCCGTTGTAAGCGTGGGCGGAGAATTGCAGAGAGACAGCCTGGACAATCTCCGTGTTGGAGATTGTTTCCTCAGCGTATGGAAAAGGTTCGGCAAACACGCCGTTGGCATCGCAGATGGTGTCGTTTTCCCACCCTCGCTGGCCGGTCAAATCGGAAGGGTCAATGGTTTCCCATGTTCCATCCAGCACCCACCGCCCATGCTCAAGGGTGACGGCCTTCTGATTGGTTTCGTCTGTGCCACGGTCGGGAAGTTGGGCTTTCTTACTTTGCGCGCTCTCGTCGCTGACGGTGACGGCATCCACAACCATGTCAGGGTCGAAAAGGTCAAACACCGCCCGGGCGTACTGCCGGCGAGACCGTCCGACAACCGCCTGGGAGTATGCGGCGCTGTGTTTAATCATGGGGCGTTACCTCTTCAAAGTGCAGGGTAAAGCCCGACCATGTGGGCATCTGCCCATCCGTCCAGCGGGTCAATGTAGGCTGGGGCAGGACGGTCAAAGCGAAAAGTCCGCTTTGCAATTCGCTGCCGCCGGTAGAAGGAAGGAAGAAGAGCCGGTGCTTTCGTGTGACTTTCATGGCGGTTTGCAGCCGGGAGATGGTGTCGGCGTCCAACTCGTCCATGGACACCTCCACCACCCATATTTTGCCCCGCAATTCCTCCACATACAGACCGGAGATCATGCGGTCGGACACGCCCAACTCCTGCTCATAGGCGGTGTAGGCTCCTTCCTCGGCATCTTCAATGTCGATGCCGTCAATGCTCAAAAAGAGATTTGCCACTTTCGCACCTCCTAATTGTACTGAATCGCAGGGGATTGGGATTCAACCGAACGAATGTCCGGTACAAGCGCCCGAGCCATTTCTTTGCCGTTGACATTGAACACAATTTCCCGGCTTGCATTGCCGGATACGGCCATAGCCAGCATACCGGCGGCCTGGGTCAATGCGTTTTCGGAAGTAAACCGGGGCGTAGATGCCGCAACCGGAGACATTGCGCTGTTTGCCGCCGCCACACTTGCCGCAGCGCCGGGGACAAACTCGGCCATTACAGCCCGGGCCGCAGCCACGGCGTCCTGTGCCACACTTACAGCGGCGTCAATCACGGTTTGCCGTCCGTCCTCGATGCCGGCAGCCATGCTCTCGTCGAAGAATTTTCCGCTTTCCTCTGCCCCGGATGTATCGGTTTCCAAATCGAATTCGGCTGCCATATCTCCGGTGTCGGCGGAATCCATCACGGCTTCGCTCAGGCTCTGCATGGCTTCTTCTGCGTTGGGGATAGCCGCTTCGATACCATCCGCAACGCCCAAGCCGATATTCTTGCCGATCTGGTCACGGAACAAGCGAGAAGGAGACTTGATGCCCAGGAACGACTTTGCACCGTCCACCACATCACCAAAGAAGCCTTTGACCTTGCCAACGACCCAGTCTTTTGCAGCTTTAATGCCTTCCCAGATACCTTTTACGATCTCTTTGCCGATATCGATAATGCTTCCCATCAAAGCGCCGATGCCTTCGACGATGGCGGCGATGATCTGAGGAAGGGCAGCGATCAAATCGGGGATGGCTTTGATGATGCCACTGATAAGGCTCTTCAGTAGGTCCATACCGCCGGAAACAATAGCGGGAAGAGCGCTCGAAATATAATTGGTAATAGCCTTTATGACTTCTGGAAGCTTTGCAACCATGCTAGGGATGGCTCCAATAATGCCATCCACCAAACTTCCCAAAAACTCAAAACCTTTTTGGATAATACCCGGCATATTTTCAGCCAGGAAATTATAGAAATTGGCGATAATGTCCGGGATGCGAACAAGCATCTCGGGAATGTACTGCAAGATGCCGTCCGTGAGCATTGTGAGCAGTTCCGAACCAACAGCAACGATGGTCGGCCACATCTCCTGAAGCGCCGTGACGATGGATGTGATGATGGTCGGAAGCGCTTCCAGCAAAGAGGGTAATGCCGTTACTATCCCGTTTGCCAAAGCTGTGATAATTTGCACGCCAGCATCCAGCAAAGGGGGTAGAATTTGCTCAATCAAAACAGGGAACGCCTCGGAAATGATAGGAGCCAATTCCACGATAAGGTTTCCGACGCCGGACAGAATCTCAATCAGCCGGGGTAGAATATTTTCGGCCGCGGTTGATACGGCTGAGACGAAGTTTTCGACAAGGGCGTCGAAATTTGCATTGCTGTCTCCCATGCCGGTCAGAAGGTTTTCCCATGCCGCTTTTGCAGCATTCAGAGACCCCTCGATAGTTGTGCTTGCTTCTTTTGCAGTGGTGCCCGTGATCCCCATTTCGGTTTGGATCACATGGATGGCGTCAACCACATCAGCATAGCTGGATATATCGTAGTGTATGCCGGAGATAGCTTCTGCATCAGCCAAAAGCCGTTGCATTTCTTCTTTCGTGCCGCCATAACCAAGCTTGAGGTTGTCAAGCATGGTGTAATTCTGCTTAGCAAAACCCTGGTACGCGTACTGGATGGATTCCATTGTGGTGCCCATCTTGTTTGCGTTATCTGACATGTCTGTGATTGCCAGATTTGCCTTTTCTGCGGCTGCCGCCGTGTCTCCATCAAGGCTTTGCAAAAGCGATGCAGAAAAGCTGGTTACGGTGTCCATGTACTGGTTCGCGGAAAGTCCTGCCGTTTTGTATGCATTTTCCGCATATCCCATTACAATGTCGGCGCTATCCTTGAAGAGCGTTTCTACACCGCCAGTAAGTTGCTCATAGTTTGCATAGGCGTCAAGGGATTGCTTTGCAAGAACACCGACAGCAGCACCTGCCGCACTAGCTCCGACGGCAATGCCCTTTAGTGCGCCTTTTGCTATACCACCCAGCTTGGACAATCCGGCTTTAAAACCGCTATTGTCCAGCTCTGTTCCGATTTTTACAGTACCGTCGTTTGCCATAAAATCACCCCTTTGGGTGAGCTATGGCACTAAGGCACTTTCAGCTCAAATTCTTTTTTGCAGGTCTTGCACTTAAGCCACACGCCCTTGCACGCTGCATCCTTTTCAATGAGCACTTGGGCGTTTGCCGCTCCGCAATGCGGACACCTGGCTTTGTGCTTCTGCCTGTCGTTTACGCACATACGCTATGAATTCCTCTTTTGTCCTGCACCTGGTTTCCACCTTTTCCAGCGCATACCGCTTTTTCATTTCCCGGTAAAAAGGTCGTTGATCTTTCGGCACTTTTTTCAGGTCAATGGTGCGGTACATCATTATCTTGCACATCTGACAATCTTCGGGAAGCGATTTAAAAAGCGCCTTGAAGCGCCACCAGTGCAGCCGTTCGGCGGTCAGGTCGATGCCGTAAGAATCCATAAAGGCGGAGAAAATGAACTCGCTGTCCTTTTCAAAGTCAAAGGCGATGTCCTTTTTCTCTCCGTCCGTCGGATTCTCGGTGGATGCCCCGGCGTAAAATTTTACAGCGGCATCCAGGCCGCTTTTGGTCATGGGAAGGGATGCTTCGTCCATGATTTCGCACAAAGATTTTGCCTTTTCCTCTTCGGTTTTGCCGGAAAGGAGAGCAGCTTGAAACCTGATCCAAAAACGGAAATCGGTGTCGATCGGGTGCTCTACGCCGTCAATCGTGATGGATTCCGGCGGGGATTCGTACAGGCTCACCGCTTCATTTTGGCAACGGTCATCAGCTTCTGAATTTCGGGCCGTGCCATCAGGTCTTTGACTTCCGCCAGCCGCGCTTCACTTCTTGCCTTTCTGGCCGGGGCATCGTAGGCGGCGATAATGTCCATGCAGGCTTTCAGCAGGTCGTTGGTGTCCACTTCTTCCACGGCAGGCAGAGCGCCGGGGGCCAGAGATTCCACGAAAGCGTGCATCTTTTCAACCTCTTCGCGCCAGGTGATTTCACCGCTTGTGTATCGGGCGTCCAGCTTACTCATTTCCTCGACGCCTTCGCCTACGGATAGAGTGCGGGGCGGAAGGTCGTAGTTTTTGCCAAGGATGGTAACTTTGTAACTCATTTTTCGCTCTCCTTTTTAAACTGCGGAATAGGTGTACTCGGTTGGCATTGCGCCGATCTTTTTGAAGTCCACAGAGATTGCGGAACTCTCGCCAGCGTTGCCGCCGCCGTCGCTGTTCACGATCACGGACACTGTGCCTTTTTCGCCCTTGCCAGTCAGGACATTGAAGTACACATAGGGCACAATCACGGCGTTACCGGTGCCGTACTTGATCTTGTGGGAGAAGATGAAGTCCTGAGCACCATCGCCGATGTACCGGTCACCGGTCACAGCAAAGGTGCGCTGTGTGCCGGTCTTGGTAGTAGTCTGACCAGCCCGGATGTAAGTTTTGTCCTGTGTGATGGGGTTCAACTGGGCGTCCAGGCCAGCAATGCCCCTCTGCACAACCTCATAGTCCTTTTCGCTGGTTTCCTCGCCGGTCACGCCGATGGCAAACACCCAGTCGTCATTTGTAACCCAGCCATCAAAGTCAGGGTTGGGGGTGTAGCCGGCCATCAGTTCGGACACTTTAAAAGATTTGGCAGCCATATTGTTTTCACTCCTCTACTCGTAATAGCGGACACGGCATTGGAACATATACTTGGCCGTACCCTCGTTGTTGTCTATGCCCGCAAAATTGGGCATATTCTGCAAATTTTGGATGGACAAAACCTTGCTCGGTGAGAAGTCAGGGAAATTCCCAGCCTTGTTCTGCTCGTCAATCCAGTCCATAAAGTCCTGCACAGCCTGGGTCTCGTCTGCGTTGATGTCGCTCGTGCCGGTGTCAGCCTGTGCGATTTTCACCACGGCAAAGTCCCATTGTTTGATGCCGTAGCCCCGGACATATTTCTTTTCCCAGGTTTCGCCGGAGACCGTCTGAACGGATGTGTTCCCGATCTGGTCAACCATGGAATTGAAAAAAAGGAACGATTGCAGGCCGGGGTACTGCCGCAGATATTCCAACATTGCGGTGTTCTTGTTATCCATTGCAATCATCCCTTCTTCTTGATGTAGGCGGTTATGTCGTCCGCCAGCTGCTGCCCCTTGGCTACTTTCATAGCCTGGTCCCAGCGAGATGTGGCAAGCGGGTGTTTGTCCTGAGAGAAGTTCAAGCCATCGCCATCATACACCCGGTGAGCGTATGGTACTTTGTAATGGACATAGTCTTTGGTAATGTCCACCGTTTGGTCGAGCATACCGGTGTCCATGGGCACATAGGGGGAGCAGTAGGCGTGGAGACGGGTATTCGCGTATACCTTCACGCCGTCCCCGATAATGCGCCGAATGGTCTTTGCTTCGTTTTCCAGCTTGACTTCCTTTACGGATATTTTCACGCTTACACCCCCTCTATATGGTAGTGCTCCAACGCTTCGACCGTTCCGGTGTTGTCCTGGAACAGCTTGATGATGAACGCTTCCGGCTTGTGGGCGTTGACTATGCTCTGCACCGTGCTTGGCGTGATTTCCTCGGTGATCTCGCCCCGGATGATGTAATCACCGGTGGAGAAGGTAAAGCCATCCATGGATCCCTTCCACTCGTTGTATGGGTGGTAGTCGGCAGACTTTGGCACACGCACGACAAACACATTGCCGACGGTGGCGTTATTGCCGTCCATACTACGCTCGGCCCGACCGGACCAGGAGCAGTTGTGCAGCACGGTGGCTTTCCATACATCCAATTTGGTTGCGCTGTCCCGGGCGGACAGCTTGTTAAGCACGGTGATGGTGTAATCAAAGGTGGGGAGCATTTGCCCGGGCTTCCAACTTATACGCATACGCTCACCAACTCCACGGGAAGGATTTCCACGATGCGGTCATACACGCTCGCCCACTTCTGATCTCGTGTCTGAGCGTCTGCAAAGGAAACGGATACTCCGTCATTCGAGAAGCTAGACACATCAAACACGCCGCTTGCATCGTCGTATTCCTGGTCGATAATCAGCGTCATGCAGAGCCGGATATCATCATCCGGTTCTGTGATGCGGTTCTGCGTCCAGTAATCCAGGCGCTTTCGGGCCAGAAGTTCCAGCCGGTGGAAGTCACTTTCCGGCGCTTTTCCGCCCAGTGCTTTGTACTCTTCGGCTGTCAGGTACATTCTTTTCGCCCTCCTTCTCAGAGGGGGGCGCCGGTGCTTTTGGCTGCACCGGAAGCCCCACAGTTCTGTCCATTAGCCTGCCGCCTTGTGGCTCAGAACAATGCCCTTCGCCTTGTTGTCGTACACTTCCGCGATCCCATACTTGCGGTACTTCATCATGTAAGCATCGAAGGTCTGGTTGGCGGCGGGAGAAATGACATCAGAGGCAACATGCTTGTCATACTTAATGATGGCAGGCTTGTAGATGATCATAAAATTGATGTCCGCGCCGGTGCTTGCGGTTTTCTGGTAGTTCCCGGCATCGGTGTCCAGGAGGTCGATCTGGGTGTAGAACCGGCTCTGAGGAACGGCCACGATCCCGGCAAAGCTGTCCAGGATGCCGCTGCTGATGTAGGTTTTCACATTCTGCGCCAGTCGGTACAGCGTGGGGGTGATCTTGAGATAGCGCTCGGTGGCGGGGACTTCGGCTTCGTCCATAGCGGTCATAGCGGCAACCAAAGCGTCCAGCACTTCTTCTCCGCTGGAATAGGTCACGCCGCTGCTTGCAAGGTCAGTGATTCCAGAAGTACCGGCCAGCTTGGCATAGGTAAAGGCATCAGCTTCGGGGGCAACCATATTCCGCATGAACTCGGCGCCCAGCTGCCCAAAGGCCAGATTGATGCTCTCTTCGTTGTCCATGGTGTCTACCTGGAACAGCAACCCACGGTCGTAGTTGAACTTCTTGGTTTCCCACTCCAGCTGAACATTGCCGGTTTTGTAGCCGGTGCCGCGGTCATAGTTCCGCAGGCCGCTCATGCTCATTTTGGGGACTAGAATTTCTTCGGCGTTCGCCCCAGCCCGGACGATGTCACCGGAGCTGGTCAGATCAGCAGCGGTGGAAGCCAGCTTGTAGACCTCGTCTAGCATATCGATATAGTTTTTTGCCAGTGCAATAGTATTTGCCACTGTTTACTCTCCTTTCGCAATCGGAAGGCCCATCACCTTCCGCATCATTCTTTCGTTGTTGTCGCTGTCAGCCCAGGAGCCAGTCACCCCAGGCACCTTCACCGGTTCCTGCTGGGGATTCTTCCAGATGCCTGCCGCATCCTTGGTGAGAGCATCAAACAGCTCCTTGTCACCCTTGCCGGTGTTGGCAGGGTCACTGATAGCCTTATTGAACGCATCCAGCAGGCCGCTCTCGGCAAACTGGGAAGAGAAATCCCGGTCGCCTTTGACCTTGCCAAACCGTTCCACCAGTGCGGCGTGTGCGGCGGCTTCCTGTTCGGCTTTCTGCCGTGCTTCGTCAGCCTGCTTGTACTTGTCCAGCTCGGCCTGGAGGGCTTCGGTGTCGCCCTTTGCCGCTTCCAGGGTGGCGATAGTGTCCTTTGCGGTTTTCAGATCGTCCTTGGCCTTTTTCACATCGGCATCGTACTTGCCTTTAGCGACATACTCGCCGCCGGACAGGTCGGCCAGCTTCATTTCCTTGGTACGCTCGGTAAACTGTTCCAGCGTCAGGCTTTCGCCCTTGAAGATTTCGGTGAAGTCCATTTGTTTGTCCTTTCTGCCCCTAAATGGTTTTGATTTGTAAGGCCGCTGCACCACAGCGTGAGGGCCGGTGCTATAAACCCCTGCACCAAGGGGAAAATGGTGCCCGCCCGGTTCGTGCGCCGTTGTGGGCATATAAAAAAGCGTGAGCAACCTGCATTTCTGCAAGTTACCCACGCTCGGGTCTTCCGGCGGAACGCTTACCGCCGGGAAGATGTTCACTTGATTTCTTTCCGTTGCACCTGTATCACCTTCACCCCGTCCTTAACGGGGATCAGCTCCACACGATATCCTTTGGAAAGGATGCTTTCAATGGCTTTTATGGTTTGCTCCGACATACAGCACCTATATCTTTCCATGCTTCGTAAATTTTTGGCCCCTGAAATGCAATCCAGTCAATCATTTCTTCGTTTTTCGCCCATCCTCTTGGAGACTGCATGGCGCTGTCAGCAAGGCCGCTTTCGTAAGGATGTTTATTGTCATTTTTCAAACCACCATTCGTTATGCATAGGACAACCGATACATTTACCTGTCGGTATTTTCCTTCCAATGTTGCACCCAGCAAATATAGCGGACGGGCTTGCTCTTCCGATTTTCCGGAATACTCTGCACATGAACGGGATCTTCTTCATCGTGTCTCCTTAATCTCCATTCCATGTTATTTACCTTTTCCTTTCATACTCCGGGTACGCTCCATCTGCACCGTCAGCCCCGCCTGCTCACTAAACCGCTTATACTCCGCTGTCAGCGCTGCCGACTTCTTCCATGCCTGTGTCACTCCCAGCTTATCGCCAGCCGCCACACAAGCGTCCCGCTCGTCCTTTGCATACCGGATCGCCGTCTCAAGCCGTCTTTGCCGCTGGGATGCATCATACCGGCTCATGGTTTTGGTCACGGTGTTTCCTTTACGGTCGGTGGTTTGGTATGTGATCTTTTGGTTTGATCTCCGGTTGATCTCCGCCAGCTCCGACCGGCTGTAAACTGGCTTGCTCACGCCCAGGATGATAGGCGTGGTGAAGTGGCGGCAGTTCAGTGTTCCGATGGGCCGCTTCAATCGGCTGTTGATCCGTTCGAACTCCGCAAGGCTGTACTGCCGTCCCTGGATGTGCTGGTGGTCTGGTGCGCAAATGGCATGGGCGGAGATTTCCACGCCATCCGCTCCGAACTCCCGGCCAGTCTGCTCCATCATCTGGCTGTTCAGCCGCCGGACGCCTTCCAACAGGTTCATTCTGGTCTGGCTGTCCAGCCGCCGGGAATAGCCAGAATCGAAGGTGACACGCCGCAGGCCGCTGCGGGCCATTTCTTTTATTGTGGAGCGCATTGCCGTGTAGTAATCCACCGTGCCGGTTTGTGCAAAGGTGATCGCTCTGTCTATGGCCTGGATGTAATATTCACGCAATGGAATGATACGCTTTCCTGATTTGAAGCCAATCATTGTGGTGTTTGAAATATTGATCACGCCAGCGGCTGCCGTGGCCTTTGCAGCTTCAACAAAGGCGTTGAGCGCTGCGTTTTCGGCGTAGCTGCCGACCGCCTGCATTCCCCGGGCTTTGTAATAAGTATTTGCAAAGTCCACATTTTCCTTTGCCACATCTTCAAACATGGCTTCAAGGTCTTTTTCATTCAGCCCCATGATTCGGGCCAGCTCTTTCTGGATCGCCTGCAGGTCCGCACCGGCGTATTCAATAGCGGATTTCAGGCGGTGAGCGTCTGAAGGGGAGACCTTTCCGATTTTGCCGATCCTCTCGCACAAGCGTTTGACCACATAGTCGTTCAATGCTTGCATATTTTCAGCTATGGGATCGGGCAGGGAAGAGAGGTAGCTTTCAGATAGCAGCCTGCTCATCCTGTGTCACTTCCTGCATCAAATCAGCCCCGGTTTCCTCGTTGATCTGCTCCACCGCTGCACGGGCGGTCGGTTCGTCCTCGTCGGTGAGGAATTGGCGAATTTCCCAGTCCGCAATGGCTCCTACGCCGTTTGCCATCATCATCTGGTTAAAGGTCTGCGTCATGCTCTCGACGAATCCATAAGACCAATCGAACTTCACTTCCCAATCCCCAACCGGCACAGTGCCGTTCATGTTCAGCAATGCATCGATAGCGTCCAGAGCGTCCTTGATGCCCTTTTGCACAGCCTTACGGAAAGCGGTAATATAAGCAAAGGTCTGGTTAAGGCTTGCCCTGATTTCGTCTGTGTTGGTGTAGCGCAGCTCCGAACGGGACAGGATGCCATAGGACAAGCCAATGCACATTTCCACCATTCGCAAATCAACCTGGATTGCCAGTTCGTGCTGATCGCCTTGCAGGGCAGGGGAGTATTCCTGGATGCGGCTGCCGATTCCACCGTCCCCGCCACGCATCATCATGTATGTGGTGTCGCTGTCGGGGAGAATGTATCGCTCGTTGCCGTCCTTGATTTCTTTGCGGAATAGGGTCTTGTCCGCAAACACCTTGGTTTGCTTTGCCCGGTATTCCCGGTTAAATCGCTCGTAAGCATCTACGGCGTGTTTCATGGCCTTGTCTGCCCCGTGGGTGATCTCCACGCCGTTAGCCCCGTTCACATTCAGACGGTTCACGGTGGGGGACTTGATGCGGCCAAACAGAGGCTTTGAGTAATTCGGGATAATATAGTTGTCAGGCAAATCACGCCATGCCGCCGGGAATTTTGCATCGTCCTTGCTGATCTCCGTGTCGTTGCGGTAGAACAGATTGTAGACCAGAACGGCGCTTGTTTCCTGACCGCTTTCTGTCACAGCGTCCCGGACCATCTGAACTTCAAACCGTTGGTAAACGGTTCCGTTATCATCCTTGATCTCTCCGGTTTTCAGTACACACGCCAGGATGTCATTCCCGATGCTCTCGCACACCCGGAAATCTCCGTCCTGATTGCTGATGATGTCCAGGCCGTATCGCTTGCCATCTGTGTAGGGCCGGAGCACGCCGTCACCAGTGCCCAATGCAACCTTACCGGCCACCGGCCAGCGTTCCTCGGCGTAGTTCTCCACGAAATCCCGGAACCATTGCGCCCGGGCAGATGTGCCTTCAATGTAAATTTTGCTGTCCTGAAAAGCCAGCGTGGCGATTTTGTTTGCGGCAATCGCCGTCAGATTCACGCCTGACAAGTCGGAATACTTGAATGTGGACGGCGCAGGAATCTGTTGCAGCTCCAGGCCGAACCGGCGAGCGATGGCGGTTATGATAGTTTGAATGTAGTTCAATCGACTTCACCTCACATATAGGAAACGAAAACGGATAAAACAAACCCGATCGTCGCGAGAATAAGCATCATTCGTTTTCACCCTTTCCAGACCAGTCCAGCCAGTCAAATTCTCTGCGCACAATGGTATGGCACATATAGCGTATGTCGTCCATTGCATGGTCAAATTCTTTTATAACTCTATCTTCCGGTGCATCGGCGTCCCAGCTGTAAAGCCCGAACTCATCCATGGCGTTTTTGCAGCTCTTATGCACCAGCATCCTCCCGGCGTTCAGAAGGGAAGAGACGGTGGCAATTCCGGGTATCACATCGTTGTTTGCATTCCAGGCATCGTACTTGTCATGCCGCCGGATTGTCTCCTTAAAGCTAGTTGCGCTTGGGTCAATGACGATAGCTTCTATCGGTATATCACCGATGATTGCATCCAGAGCGGCATAATGCCCTTCATCGTCTTTCTTCGGCTTCTGTTGGCCGTATTGGTCGACACTTTTGCTGTCATAGTAATACTCTCGCCAGCAATACGCCACGCCCTTGTATAGCGCCCACAGATGGGCGGAAAACGGATTGTTGATGCCGTAGTCACAAGACACCCAAAACTCCGCACCCCGCATGGGTGTTCCATCGCCCCGAAGGAAAGGTGTATCGGCGAATGTGTGCTTTTCTTCGTCAAAATTCTGGTACACCAGACCGTCAGCCATGACCCACTCGCCCAACACATAGCGCTGATAGAACACGCCGGAGAAGTCCTGCTTGTACCTTGCCAGGGTCTTTTCTGATAGTGACGGGTTGTCAGTCATGGAGAAGTGCAGATACAGGGCGTTATGTTTTTCCCTGCCCAATATCCACTCCTGGTAAAACCAGTGCTTCGGGCTGGCCGGGTTGCAGGAAAACCAAATCTTTGCCCCCTCGACAGAGCACCGCGTGAGTGCCTGCTGCACGAACGACTGCGGCATCAGCACCACCTCGTCCAGAAGCACACCGGCAAGCGTGCGGCCTTGGATCAGAGCGGCGCTGGCTTCATCTTTTCCACCGAACACTTCAAAGATGTTCACCGTGTTTCCTCGGCGCACTTCCATGATCTTCTCAGACCGTCTCCACTTTATGGAGTACCGTTCCTGTGCCCACGCCATTTGAGTATAGGGGACAACAATGTTCTTCGTTGCGCTGTCCACGGTCTTGCCGCAGATTCCAAACCGGCATCCGTTGAAATTCTCCATAGCCCAGCGGATGAAAGAAACGGTCATTATTGAGGTTTTCCCGCTGCGGACGGCTCCATCGCACACGATTGCATCGTATGCGGAGTATGGGAAGGCAAGGATTTTTTGCTGTTTTTCCGAAATCAATCGCTTTTCAGCCCCTTTGCCAATTCCTCCAGCGACTTAGATAGCCCATCTTTCTCCCGGCTGTCTCCCATGCCTCTGCCGTTCGCCGTGAACTTGTCAATCAGCGTACCCATTGCCGTTGTGACCTCGGATGCCGTCCGGGCGTCCTTGATTTTCTCCGGCAGAACAGACAGTCCAATATCAATGATACCGCAAACCTCCTGTCGCTTACTATCCATATACGCCAGTATGTCTGCGGTATTCTGCTCTTTTTTCTGTTCAATCTTTTGCCGGATATCGCCACACTCATTGACGACACGCTTCACAGTGCCGTCGGATACGCCGTTTTTCCGGCCTGCGGCACGATAGCTGCCCAGCTCCAGATAGTCAGCCACTATTTTCTTTTTTTGCTTATCTGTCAGCCTTGCAGCCATGTTATTATCCTCTTAGGTATATTTTCTTATAAGTTGTGCAAATGCTTGAGCTTTTCCGTTTTTGCTGGTGTCGGAAAAATTGATTCCTTTCATTTTATCAATTATGCTTGATGCGCTTGTTTCTTCGTTTATGGCTTTTTTGAGATCTGAAAATCTTTTATTCGAGGCTGTTTTTTGCGCCGAAGAAAGCAATTTGTATTGGGGATTTGATTCAGCTTCCTTTTTCCCCCACGAAAGTACATTATTTGCATTTTTCCTAAGCGATGTAGCAAATTCAACCTGTTTTGCCGTGCCGCTCAATCTCGCTCCACCGCCTGCACCACCGCCTCCGCTTCCGCCTCTACCTCCCATTATTTCTCCTCCTGACGATTTGTTCGTAGTGTGGCTCTACACGAACCACATTCCAATCAAACTCTTCCGGGCACTTTCCATACCACAGTATTTGAAATGGATTAAGTTTTCTTATCGCTTCTCTGCATCCATCTGCAAAAAGCTGCATTGATTCTTTTTTGTTCTGCGTACCCACGCTAGATATGCTAATGGTGCTGTTTGTCGGTTCTCCATATGGCTACCGGCATATCTGTATATTGCGAAAAGTCAGGCGTGCATACCGCCCGAAACCTTTTTAACAGCGAAATATAATCATCCGCCTTGTTCCACAGTCTTGCGAACTGGTAATCATCCAAATAAAAATGTATTCCTTTGTTTTCGGGGTCTTTGCAGGTTTTTGCGTAATTAAACGGAATCCAATCTATTTTTCGTATATCTATGTTTTCTGGCTTTATTTTTGGTATGTCATATTTCCCAACGCCACTGATGTACGCTTTGTTTAGATTTTCAAAATTTATCATTTTTCGTTGCCGCTCCCGCCATGCGTAAAATGCAACGGACACCCGCCCTTTCGGGCACTCCTGCGTGTTGGAGCCGCCCCCGGCTCATGCACCTGCGGGGCGACAGATTTCCCGGCGGGCGGAGGTGGTACCCGCCGGGACGGAGAATGAAGGGAAATGTGGAAAGGAATGTGAAGAGGTAGGGTTTCCCCTACCTCTTCATTGTATCAGTTTTTTCGGCTTTGGCTGATACGATTGTATCAGCTCTTTTATTTTTCTTTTCCTGCCAAATAATCAAGCGATACGCCGTAATAATCGGCAATGAGCACCAGAGCACTAAGGCTTGGCTCACGCTCACCGCGCTCATATTTTCGTAGGGCAGAAGGGGAGAGGCCAATCAACTGAGATGTAATCACCATGCTGCGGACTGGCCTCATATGTTCCCGGAGGGAGCGCAGCCGCTGCGGAAACCCATCCATCCTATCCCCTCTTTCTAGCTTTTGATTCCCGGGTCTTCCCACCCTTCGTACCTTTCCGGCCAGGGCAAGGCGTCGGAAAAAATCTGCTGAAGCCGCTGATCCACCTTTGCCCGGATATAATCAGCTTCCGGTCCGCCAGTCAAAGCCGGCATAATCTCTTCCAATCTCTGATTCATTGCGGCGCCGATCTTCTTCAAGCGCTTTTCGCCGAAAGTGTCCTTGCCCATTATCTCCGGATCGCTCAGAGTGATCGAAAAAGCATCAAACATCATCTGGCCCATCCAGAGCTTGATGATATACTCCCGGGCATCCCGTTGGGCTTGCAGCTTTGCTGCGTATGCGTTCTTTCCCATGCTTATTCCTCCTTTTTGATTCTCGCAGCTTTTGGAAAAAATCCACGGCATACTTTGTTGTCTCCGTTGCACCAGCCGCGATTATTGACGCATTCAGGGCGGAAGTTTGCGCAGTATAGCGCGGCATTGTGCACGCCTCCGGTCACAAAGTCCGTGAAATCGTCGCACAATTCCATTGCGATTTCTTTCGCTTTTTCCGCCCTGGCTTCCTCCGCCTTTCTGCGCTCCACTTCAATCATGTGGTTTCTCTCAGCAACGGCGCAATCTTGACAGGCTTCGTCTCGTTGTTTTTCCGCCGCCTCTGCGCGGGCCACCAGCTCACCAGTTGCAATATTGTTGCAAGTTGGTTGCAAGATCGTCGGCGTCTGCCCTTCGTCCCCCAACATCGAGAGCACGGCCCGGCAGGCCGCCAGACGGGTTTTTGCGTGTGGATAATTCGCCATGTACTCCCGGATTTTCACGGCAAGCGCATTTGCATCAATGGGTCTTACTTCATTTTTCATTGACAGCCTCCAACTCTACTAGTGGGCACCATGTCGGCTTTACATATTTCCAATTTCCGTTTGGCCAAATCCAATCTCTTCCGGCCTCCACCCAACGCCGATATAATCCAAAACACGGCCCCAGCCGTATCTTTGCCCCTTTTCATCCACGCAGCATCTATGCATCCAGAAATCCCACTCTTTGGGATTGCTCTGGTAAAGCCTGTCGAACCGATGGGGACGCTTTTCCAGATGGATGCCAAATCCGCACATCGAGCACCCCGTCCGCTGGGCCTTTGTGGTGCGTAGCGTTCCATCTGCATCCCGAACGATCTCACCGTAAATCTCCGGCACGGGCACATTCAAATCCAGAGCCAGCTGCAAAAGGTCCTGACGGCTGAAAATTGCAAAAGGAGCCGAGCGAATTGTGCTTTTCCCAAAATAATTGCATCCGTGCATCATCAGCGACTTTTGTCGGCGCCCCCCCTCAGATGCCATCAGACCCAAATAGGGAACGCTGTTGTGCTTTTTGGCCCAATCTTCACAAGGCTTCTCCTTGAGATAGTAGCAGCATTTCGACGAAACCTTGAAGGGAGCGATCTTGTAATTCACCCCTTCGCTCTCATTTTCATACCCGGCGAAAAGCTCCAGCCATTTTTGAGCCAGCTTCATCCGTGTATCTTTGCGATATCCGCCATATTCTCCCGTCTCTCCGGTGATGATGGCGTGCCGTACCGTAGCATTCTCCCGTGTCGGTCTTTGCAGCAACTCAATCTTTCCCGCCGTTTCTTTGCTCAAAACAGGAAACCCAAACTCTTGCAGAATGCTGGCCTTGTTCCATGTGTTTCCGTTTTTGTCTTTCAGCGGCGGGATCGACTCGATCCCCAGTGCCTTATGTACCTTCTGGATGCTCTTATCTTCCAGATGGGAGCAGGAAATCCCCGGCACACCCATGTGCAGTCTTTCATTGATGAAGAGGAAAAGAGTAATACTGTCCAGGCCTCCCACCGAAACATGGCAATTCAGGCCCCTTCTTTCGCACTCTCCGAAAAATTCGGTGGCCCTTTTGGCTGCATAGGCAACTTTTTGCTCATAGGGCAAGCCCTGGTTGATCCGGAACCTCGCCACCTTTTCTTCTGTGTTCTCTTCTTTCATTCTTTCCAGAATGCTCTTCATGGCTTTCTTCCTTTCTTCGCTCTCCGCATCCACATTTTTCTGGCCGCAATGTGCAGCACGGCATCTGCTTCGTTTTGACTTTTCTTTTGCTTGCGCAAGCGTTCTCGTTCTGCGTTTGCAGCTTCCACTTCATCCAGATAACGCTGACAGCTTCCGTGGCAACCGATGTGCCTTTCGGTGCAGTCCTTGCAGCATGTGATGCTCATCTATGCTCCACCGCCGCTTGCCGGTTAATGTAAAAATGGATTCCCGGCGCACATTCATTCCACCTGTTTTGGTCAAAATTGGGGACGCTTACCATCTCACCGGTGCGGTACACAAAGGATGCATCATAAATGCTCCTTGCTTCCTCAACCTCCCCTTCTTCCGTCTCGATCCCCAGCACAAGGGCCTTGTCACACCGGCATTTGCTCCCAGCTGCAGAGGTTCGCTGGGCATCCTCCAGAATTTTCAATTTAATGATCGCTGGCATGCCATCCACGCCTTTCCCTTTCTTCCAGCCGATAAATTCTCCTTGTTCTGGGCACGCAAGGGGTATTTGTATATTTTTGGCTCCACTCAGGTCGGCTCCACTCAGGTCGGCTCCACTCAGATCGGCTCCACTCAGGTCGGCTCCAATCAGGTCGGCT